TTTTGGCAAAGGTTGGTTAAGAAGGAACAAAGAAACACGTGACTTTGCGCTGGAGATGGTATAATAATATATCAGATTTAACGCGGAGATATACGAGTGGATGAAATATATTTTGCCGAAGCCGCTTTTCGGATTATCAAAGAGCGGCGGAGGGCAGTTCAAGACTTGTTAATTTATGACAATGTCAAGAACATGGAGCAGTATCGTGAGCTCATGGGAAATTTAAAATCTCTGGATCACGTGGAACAGGAACTCAAGGGCCTGCTAGAAAAACAGGAGCAAAGCAATGACTGAAGCGCAAAAACTTGATCTCGAAGGCGTAAGTAAAGGCGTCGCAAACCTCGCGGAAGCTTACGTTGATGTCACAGACAAAGCATTAGACCCCGAAAAAATCGGCGGTTCCCTCCTAGAAAGATTGCCAGACCCGACGGGCTGGCGTTTGCTTATTCTGCCGTATCGCGGCAAAGGTAAGACCGATGGCGGTATTTACCTCCCAAACCAAGTTTTGGATGAGCAAAATGTATCTACACAGGTTGGCTATGTCCTGAAGGTAGGGCCACTGGCTTACAAGGACGCGGAAAAGTTTCCGTCTGGTCCGTGGTGCGAAAAGGGTAATTGGGTGATGTTTGCCCGTTACGCTGGTTCGCGATTTAAGATTGATGGTGGTGAAGTCCGCATCTTGAACGATGACGAGATTTTGGCGCGTATTCAAGAACCTGAAGACATTTTGCATTTCTAGGAGTTAAAAATGGCAGAAGAAAAAGAACAGATTGAACTGGATCTGGACGACTCTCAGGAAACTGAGGTTGATGTAGCTAATGACGATGAGGGTCAGGAGACTCAACAAGCGTCAGAAGATGATAATTTTGACAAAGCGGAGAATGCCACGCAAAAGCGCATTGACCGCCTGACAAAGAAAATGCGCGAAGCAGAGCGCCAGCGCGAAGAAGCGTTGAAGTATGCTCAAAACGTGCAAGCTGAAGCACAGCAGCTAAAACAGCGCATGGACACGCTAGATAGCAACTATGTCAATGAGTACAGCAGTCGTGTCGAGTCACAAATAGCTTCCGCCGAAGAAAAATTGGCTAAAGCTATTGAAATGGGCGACACAAACGGCGTTATTGAGGCTCAACGGGCTATTACCCGTCTGGCTATTGAAAACGACCGTGCTCAGCAGGCCAAGGTGCAGCAGGCGCGTTATGCTCAGCAGATGCAAGCGCAGCAACAGGCGGCGGTGCGGCAGCCTATGCCTCAACAGCAGCCTCGTAGGCCGGACCCTAAAGCGGAGCAGTGGGCTCAAAGAAATACTTGGTTTGGTGAAGACGAGGCGATGACATATGCTGCTTTTGGCATACATAAAAAGCTCGTTGAAGACGAAGGATTTGACCCGCAGTCAAATGACTACTATAATGAACTGGATAGGCGTATGCAGACAGAGTTTCCGCATAAGCTAAACGGTGGTAGCAAACGGCCCGCTCAGACGGTTGCTTCCGTATCCCGCAGTACATCTGGGCGCAGTAGTGGGAAAAAGGTTAGACTCACCCCTAGCCAAGTCGCGATAGCGAAGAAATTGGGTGTGCCGCTTGAAGAATACGCGAAATACGTGAAGGAGTAATTGAGATGGCTGAAAATCAAAACGAAATGTTTGAAGGCGAAATCAAACGTACTTCTCGCGCAAATCAATCTAGGGAAAAGACGGCAAGGCGTAAGCCGTGGGCTCCCCCGTCTATGTTAGATGCACCACCTGCACCGGATGGTTTTAAGCATCGTTGGATCCGGGCTGAAACCCGTGGTTTTGACGATACTAAAAACGTCAGCGCTAAGATGCGCGAAGGTTGGGAACTGGTTCGTAAGGATGAGTACCCTGACTTTGAGGCCCCGGTAGTCGAATCAGGTAAATACGAAGGTGTGTTTGGAGTAGGTGGACTTATTCTTGCTCGTATTCCATTGGAAACGGTTGCAGAACGAAACGAGTACTTCTCTCAGAGGAACGCGGATCAGATGCAGGCTGTTGATAATGACATGATGAGCACGAATGCACATTCAACCATGACGATCAACAAACCTGATCGTCAATCTCGTGTAACCTTTGGCGGCCCACAGAGATAGGGTCGCTCTGATTAGGAGAAACAAAAATGGCAAATCAAGATACTGCCTTTGGTCTTCGTCCTATCGGGCTTAATGGCGCAGGTGCCAACACTACTGGTGTAACTCAATATGAGATTGCATCTACCAACACAAATGCGATTTATCAGTATTCGCCAGTAATTCCACTGGCTGCTGGTGTTATCGACATTGTTGGTAATGCAAACGGTGGTACGGTTCCCGCACTTGGGGTTCTGATGGGCGTAGAGTACGTAGATAGCTCTTCCAAAAAGACTGTCTTCAAAAACTACTGGCCCGGTGCCAACAACGTAAGCGTAGACACAAACTTTCCTGTGAAAGCTTTCGTTGCTGACAATCCAAACCAGTTGTTCATGGTAGCCGCAGATGGTAGCTCAACTGACCGTGCAACTGCACTGTCAAACATTTTTGCTAACGCATCTTTGGCAACCGCAACTTCCGGTTCAACTGCAACCGGTCGTTCCACTGCTGAACTCGACATTTCCACTGTTGCTACTACAGCAACACTGTTCATGCGTGTCGTTGGTCTCACTGGTGACAGTGCTAACCTCGACTACGATGCCGCAGGTGTGAATTACGTCGTTCGGTTTAATTTCCACCACAACGCACCGGTTGCAGCTTCGGCGTCTCAGACAACGTCGCTGTCTACTGGCATTTAAGGAGGGACATAGATAATGGCTATTTCTCGCGCACAACTAGCGAAAGAGCTTGAGCCCGGACTAAATGCCTTGTTCGGTCTTGAGTATGATCGCTACGAAAATGAACACGCTGAAATCTTCGATGAAGAGTCTTCAGATCGTGCATTTGAAGAAGAGGTGATGCTCGGTGGTTTCTCAACAGCCCCAGTTAAAGGTGAAGGCGCAGCCATCAACTTTGACGATGCTCAAGAGACATACACAGCACGGTACACACATGAAACAATCGCTCTGGCGTTCTCAATCACTGAGGAAGCTATCGAAGACAACTTGTACGACCGTCTGGCATCACGCTACACCAAGGCTCTGGCCCGCTCAATGGCTCAGACCAAGCAGATCAAAGCTGCTTCCATCCTGAACAATGCGTTCAGCACAGGCAGCCCAATCGGCGACGGTGCAGCACTTTGCTCTTCAGCACACCCTTCACTCTCAGGCAACCAGCGTAACTTGCTGTCAACTGCCGCTGACCTCAACGAGACTTCTCTTGAGCAGATGCTGATTGACATTGCAGGCTTCACTGATGAGCGTGGTCTGAAGGTTGCTGTACGCGGCATGAAGCTGATTATCCCGAAAGAACTGCAATTCATTGCAGAGCGGGTAATCAACTCAAATCTGCGCTCAGCTACTGCTGACAACGATCTGAACGCAATGAAGAGCATGGGTATGCTTCCAGAGGGTGCAGTGGTTAACCACTTCCTGACGGATACTGATGCCTTCTTCATCAAGACAGATGCACCAAACGGCTTCAAGTACTTCAACCGTGCACCAATCAAGACCGCCATGGAAGGCGATTTTGACACTGGTAATATGCGGTTTAAGGCACGTGAGCGTTACAGCTTTGGCGTTTCTGACTGGCGTTGTGTGTTCGGTACACCGGGCGCATAAAAAATTCTCTTCTTGAGATACTTAAAAGGACGGCTTCACAGTCGTCCTTTTTTGTTATATACTGAGTTTGGGCGTAATTTTAGCTTTGTAGACAGGATCCTGCCCACCTGACATTGCACGGACTACAGAGCGAACCCTTGTGCAAGAGGTGATAAAATGGCTTCTACAACTTTTTCGGGTCCCGTGACCTCCACTGCCGGTTTTATTTCTGGCTCTGACTCTCTCGTTTCCGTAACAGCTAACGCTACCATGACATCTGCCGCAAATGCAGGCCGCACTATGGTTTTGGATATTGCAAGTGGCGCGACTGTCACTCTCCCTGCTGCTAGCGGAACAGGAAACATCTACAAGTTCTTTGTAGCAACCACCGTTACTTCAAACGATTATATCATTCAGGTTGCTAATTCTAGCGACACAATGTCTGGTATGGCTATTGTAGCTAACGACGGTGGCGCTACTGCGTCTATCTTTGAAACTGCTGCTGACACCGACACTATTACTATGGACGGTTCAACAACTGGCGGTATTCTTGGCGCACAGGTGGAACTTCAGGACGTTGCTAGCAACAAGTTTTCTGTTACAGTCCGCACAGCGGCCACTGGCACAGAAGCTACTCCTTTCTCTGCTGCTGTTTAATAGGGGCTTATCATGGGTAAGCTTAACGGTAGCAAAAAGCCTATTAAGAAGGCTATAAAGGCCGTGAAAAAGGCTGTAACAAAGAAAGAGGGGTAAGCTATGGCTGGATCTCTGATATTTTCCAAATATCGGGACGTAGGCACAGACGGAGACGGCACGATCTATAGTGGACCGTGCCGTTTGCGCCAGCTTACGGTAAATACCGAAGCCGCAGGTTCGCCTGCCATCGTTTTAAAGGATGGCGGAGCCAGCGGCACGGTCAGGCTACAACTTGACCTTCAAACAAGTGACACTTTTTCAGTCAACATTCCAGATGACGGCATTCGTTTTGATACAGACCTGTATGTAGACGAAACCGCTTTGGATAGCGTGACTGTCTTCTTGTCATAACAGGAGGCTCGAATGGCTCGTGAAGTTAGTTCCATATCAAGGGTAGGGACTTCGGAGCCGTTTGAGCTTCAAGTTGCCCGCGGCCAAATATCCTTCCATAAAACTATTTTTAAGTTTGGCTACAACGCTGTTGTTGGAGCCACCAAGGAAACCATCTGGGAACAGGGCGGTTTATACGCTTATCCCGCATCAGCCACAGTAATGACTATATCAAGCAGTTCCGCTAATGACACTGCCGCAGGCACGGGTGCGAGAACAGTAGAAGTTTTTGGCCTAGACGCTAATTACAACGAAATAAACGAAGTTGTCACGCTGAATGGGCAAACTGCTGTTAACACCACAAAATCTTACCTACGGATAAATCGCGGCATTGTTCGCAGCGCAGGCAGTGGTGGCGCAAACGCTGGCACACTTTACGCAGGAACAGGCACAGTGACCGCTGGAGTTCCAGCTAATATTTACCTGACCATAAATGGTGATGGTGATAATCAAACATTGATGTCTCTTTGGACAGTTCCCGCAGGATATACAGCATTCCTTACAAAAATGGCTTTGTCCACAGGCACCTCTACTGCCACAAAAGCTCTTTTAAATGCTAGTCTTGTTGCTAGGCCGTATGGAGAAGTCTTTCAGATAAAGGAAAGATTTACCCTGACAGATGGCGCACACGAACAGTTTTATACTTACCCGTTAAAGTTCACAGAAAAAACAGATTTGGAGATGAGAGCATTTTCTTCTTCAGGGTCGGTTAACTTTAATGTGTCCGCGTCAATGGAGTTTATCTACATTCAAAACGGGGGTGACTTGTAGTGGCTGAACGCAAAAAAGCCAAAATGCCTCCGCGCAACAAGAAGAATTTTCGTCCTACTGAAAAAGGAGCGGGGATGACTAAGGCTGGAGTAGCGGCGTACAGACGCGCAAACCCCGGCTCAAAGTTGAAGACCGCCGTAACGGGCAAGGTCAAAAAAGGTAGTAAGGACGCTAAGCGGCGCAAATCATTTTGTGCGCGTTCTGCTGGACAAATGAAAAAATTCCCTAAAGCGGCAAAAGACCCAAACAGCCGTTTGAGGCAGGCACGTAAAAGATGGAAATGTTAAAATGAGCAAGCCAACAGTTGCAGAACTAGACAAGAAGGTTGAAGTCATTCAGGCCGTTTTACATCGGTTGGAAACCAACCATCTTGCTCATATGCAAAAGGACATAGATCGTCTGGACATAAAAGTCTGGGCTATTCTTGGCGGCATTGCTCTACAACTTGCGGCAACCGTAATAGCGTTAGTGGCGGTGTTATCATGACACGAGTTAATTTAGGCGCAGGCGCTTGTTCTGTTAGAAAAATGGCAAAAGGCGGCGTCGTTAAAATGAAGAAGGGCGGCACTATATGCCCTGAAGGTAAGGCGTGGGCAAAGCGCACGTTTGACACATATCCGTCAGCTTATGCCAACTTAGCGGCATCTAAATATTGTAAAGACCCTAATTACGCCAAAAAGTCTAAAGGCGGTAAACGAAAGGGTAAATAATGGGCGGATTAAAGGAGTGGTTAGATGAGGATTGGGTCCGAATTGATAGCAAAGGTAATATCGCGGGGCCGTGCGGTACGTCAAAGGATAAGCGTAACCCTGACCGTTGTTTGCCTAGACGTAAGGCTAGCAGTTTATCGAAAAGTGAACGCGCTGCGACAGCGCGTAAAAAGAAGCGTGAAGGTTCTAAGGGAAAGACTGTCGTCGCTAATACCAAAGCGGCTAAAGTAAAAAAGATGGCTAATGGGGGCGTTGCAGGCTACGAGACTAGGGCAAAGCGCCCATTTCGTGGCAGTAGTATCCCCGGAACGGCTGTGGCACGTGGTTGTGGCGCTGTTATGAACGGGCGGCGCAAACGAACGAAAGGATCGGTGTCACAAGCATGAAGAATACAGCGTTTTACATAGATAAAGAAAGCGAGATATGCCAAGAAATTTTAGCTTGGTCTGTACATACCTTGCAAAAGCCCAATCCGTATTATAACGGATTACCGCCGTGTCCTTATGCTCAGAAGGCTTGGGAAGACGACAAGGTTCTTATTTTATTTAAGTATGACACTAATATGCAAGTGCTGTACAGCACTATATCCCAATGGGAAGACGCTTTTGATTTAGTCATTATTGTAGACATGGCGTTTAAAGAAGACCCTGATGAGTTTCACGAGTATCTGGAGCTTATGAACGACGCTATTTCTGGGGGTGTTTTTATAGATAGAGACATCTGGTTGATGGGTTTTCACCCACATGATGAGGCCAACGACTTCATTGACGACCAGAGCTTTATGCACTTAGTTGAAGACGAATATGCAATGATTTTTGTGCAGCGTTTGTCCAAAGTGCAGGAATCAGCAGACAAACTGGTTAAAAAAGGCTATTATGACAGGTATCTGGAGGAGTATGACGCAGAAGATATCTTTCAGAGACGCAACGATCTTTACAGGAGACTGAAAAATGGCAATGAAGCCTCGTAAGATGATGAAAAAAGGCGGCGCAGTAAAAAAGATGCGCGGCGGTGGTATGGTAAAGAAAAT